AAGTTTTAAATAAAGCAGTTTGTTGTACATCACTAAACTCCTGTGTTTGTGGTTTTGTTTGAGCTATATAGTCTTCTCTAAATTTAGATCCAACAGGGATCTTATCGGGATTGGTTTTCCAATAAGTAGCCGCTTCAGCTCCTATGGCTCCTTCTGCTGGGCACGGGGTCCCTGCATCGAGCATGCTGTCCCAGACACGAGGGTCTTGGCACAATAATGCCACCGCCGCGACTTTCATGCCGTATTGATACATAGCACGACTGGCACGAAGAGTCTCACAAAATTCGTCTGTAACGACATAACCTGAAGCTAATCCTAAAACATTATTTTGCACACTAGCTCCAATTCCAATTTTACATATATCACTATTATTATTCATGATAGTTGGAGCGGATGCTGTAGGAGGAGTTGAATTTGTTACTACCGTTGACGACACGGTATTGGTCTCAGCTTTTATATCAGTTATTGTAGCTACTAATGTAAAGAAAAAAAGAATTGTTATAAGTAGTTTCACTCAGCATCTCCATCTTTTTCTTGCTTGTCTTAATCTTGAATTTGGATCTTTTGCTGCTTTGGGAAATTTTTTCATTTGACCAGCAGATCTAGCACAGAAAGATTTTCTTCTTTTTGCATCTTTACTACCTTTCTTTACTTTACCTGTGACTGCTGTTTTTAATTTAGAACCAGGATTGTCTTTTCTATATTTAGCAACACCTGCTTTAGTCATTCCCGCTCCAGATTTAGTGGAGCGGAAATATTTTTTAGTTTTTGGTGGCTGTTTGTCTGCCATTACCCGAAGATGCAAGTCAGTGAAGTTACATTAGTCAATGTAGCATGTATTCTATCTTGAAATCTCATACCTGTATCACCGATGTAAGTTTCAATTACCGCTGTAGCAGAAGCAGGAGTGTCAAGATCTAATAAAGTTGATCCTCCACTACCATCTTTTAAAACAATGCTTCCAGCAGATGCACCACAGATAGCATGAATAGCAATAAGTCTTGCAGGACCTGTTCCTACGTTTCCTGTTGCTGTTACTTTAGCCGATCTATAGTTAATCATAATTTACTCCTTACGCAGGTACATCGCCAGCAAGTGCTATTGAATTATTTTGTAAATATTTCACAGTCACTGTTGCAGCACCTGTTGTTGCGTCACCACTAGCACCTGTAAAATCAGCTACTACTTGAATATCTGTTGTGCCAATATCGGTAGCTTCTGTGTCAAGAGTACCATAAGTAGTACCTAATGCTTTAACATTCGCAGCATCAATAAAAGCATTGGCATCAGCTATTGTTCCTACTGAAACAGTTGCAGCACCAGAGTCATTATTTACTGTCGTTACATTCAATACCACATCGGTGATTTGTGAGTTTGCAGGAATTGTTGCTATCACTTGGTTTAAGTGAGAAGCACCAATAATATCAACAATTGCTGATTGTGCCATTACAACAAAACCTGTGTTCTTGACATTTGAGCCAAGAGTAGTTCCTGTTGTGTCTTTAATCGTTCCAGCTTTTACTGGACCCGAAAATGTAGTTGTTCCCATGTCTATCTCCTTTTGTTAATAGTCCCCGAAGGGTCATAGGGTTAATAAAGTTATATTTTGACATAAAAAAAGGGCGCAGTCAAAGACATACGCCCTTCTTATTAAGTTAATTATTTATTATGCGCCTGAAGTTCCGAAAATACCTCTAGGATCTGAGAAACCAAATGAGTATCTCTCTCTAGCTTTATATCTTACGTTACCTGTATCAAAGTCGCCTTCCATATTTGTGGAAAGAGCAGTTCTTGTGAAATGCTTTAGACCATTAGGTGCATCAGTTTTAATGAAGAATGCGTTCACATCAGTTAAGAAGTGGTTCACTACATAACCTTCAGGAATCATTCCCATATTTCTGATTGCGTTAATGTCGTTATCAGCAGTTCCTGTTCTTAAAGCTGAAGCCATTAATCTGTCAGCAGTAAACTGTAATTCTTTTGGAATTATAAGTTTTCTACCTTGAGTGGCTATTTTAAGACCACGCTCATCCACGAATGCAGCAATGTCAATTAATGACTGCTCAAGTGATGTTTCATTCAAATCAGCATCTGTTGCTAATCTGTTTGATAAAAGACCACCTTGTGCTAGTGGGTGTTGTGTATTAATAAGTGATACACCATCACCACCAGGATTAGTTCCTGAAGCACCCGCAGCAGCAAAGGCTGTGTTTAGAACATCAGCACCTTTTACTTGCTTTGTGTTTGCCATTGATCTTGCAAGAGCTTTTGTGTAACGAGAAGAAAGCTGATCATAAAGATTATCTTCGATTGCCTCTTCTGTTATTGCAAAACCTAATGCAATTGTTTCGTGTGTATAACGTGAAGTGTATGCTTCGACCGCTGTGTCATAAGATATGCCAGCACCTTCTGCTTTTGATGGTGCAGAACCGAAACCTGATAACATTACTTCTTCTTCAAACGCTCTGTCTGAAGATTCGTTGTCAAAGATTTCTGCGTGTTCGTTTTCATACCTTGCGTACTCCAAGCCAAACAGTGCGTTTAGACCTGGTTCTAACTCTTTAACGAGTTGACTTCTAGATATAGCCATAGTTTAGATTCCTGTGGTATCTCTATACTGATGTTTGTTAATTCTAACAAGAATGTTAGCGTTAGCAGCAGTATAGTCACTGTTGTCAGGATCTGTTGAAAGATCATAAACAGCGAAGTTTGAAGCGTTGCTAGTTGCAAATGTACTACCGTCAATTGATACGCCTGAAATACCTGATTTGGTAGATCCTGCTGCATAAGTTGCGATATTAGCAGTTGAACCGACTTGCGCTCGTCCAGCGTTTGCATCGTCACATTTGACTTCAAACACTACGTCTGGGTCACTGATTACGTTTGCAACGATATCATCAGCTACAATTGCCCCTGGATAGTGGTTTGAGAAAGTTGGTTTTTGTGAAGTTGGGTCTGTATAGAAACAACCATTGAAAACACCAACAAGCTCAGCACCAGCAGAGGACCCACGAGAGATTGATCCGTTTGCGTTTAACACGACAGGATCTCCCATAAAAATGGAATTCGTTTCGTTGCTAGCTATGGTCATTTGTTGTTGACCTTGACCCTGATATGCAGAACCTAGCATTAGCACTGGACGAAATCCAAAGTTTCCTTGTTGATTTGCCATAATATTACTCCTTTGTAATACGTTGTTAGTATTGGTCGTTTAACAAACCGTGCCGATTACGACTTGTTTCCTGAACCAAAAGTTACTTTGGTTTGTCTTTGGGGTTTACTGATCGGCATCCGAGGATCCTCAATCTTCAGTAGATCGCTGTCGACAGCCTCTTTTTGGCTCTCGGTTAAGTTTTTGTAATAAGAGTTTCTCTCTTCAACAGTTTCTACTGGCATACGAGCTAACAGTAACCCACCTACCCCTATCACACCAGCGTGTTTTCCATCATCAATGGTAGGAAGTTGCCAATCAGGATACTCATCGGCTCGGACTAATTCCCAACCTTCTCGTAATTTTCCCATGATATTTTTCGTATCATCAAATCCTCTGACTGATTCCCTAATCCATCTGTGTTTAAAACCTTCAGGTGCTGGGGGTGCGTCTAATGAAGAGGGTCTAGTCCAACCTTTTTTACGAGCTGTTTTTTCCCTAGTCTCATTAGATCTTGACGTTTTATTTACCATATTATCTCCAATCTATACATATTTTGCGTATTGTTCAAGAGTAAGACCTAGTTTTTTTGCAATCGCTACTTGACTAGGAGTTAGTTTTACCTTTTTAGAACCGCTTGTTTTTGATGTCCGTGAAGTTCCAGCAACTGTTTGAGGAGCTTTTTCTTTCACTTCTTCTTTTTGATTAAATTTATTGGGAAATTGATTCTTCATATAATCATTAATTTCCTCATAATAATCATCACTTTTAGGATCAAACCCTTCCTTTAAAAGTTTTTTATGATGGGCTAAAGCAGTAAAAGTCATTGCTTCATCTTGACCAAACCATTTATTTTCTTCCGCCCACTGTTCAGCCCTTGGATCAGGCTGTCTTGGTTGAGCTTGTTGTGGCTGTTGTTTTTCAGCCATCAAGCCTTCTTGTTGTTTTAACAGCTGCTCTCTTTGTTGTTTAGAAGCTATAGCTCTTTCTTCTTCAATTGCTAATCTTGTTAAAGCTCTTTGAGACTCAACTTGAGCATTAACATCATTATTATACAAAGCATCTTGATAAGATTTTTTAGCTTGTTCAATTTGAGACTGTACTCTTGTCTCATACTCTGAAAGATAGTTTTCATCAAGAGACTTTATTTTATTTTCATAATCTTCATATTTTTTCTTTGCAGTTTCTGCAAAACGAAGAGCCTCTTGTTCGCGTTGTTCAGTTTTTTCTACTCTGTCTAGAAGTTTTTTAATTCTTCTTTGAACATTTTTAGAGTATTTATCTAAACCATCATCTTTAGAATCATCTTCTTCAGTTTTTTCTTGTTGTTTTTCTTCAGTGGAAGCTTCTACTTTTTCTTCTTCGACTTTTTCTTCTTTAGTAGATTCTTCTTCTTGAAGTTCAACCTCTTGACTCTCGCCAGTAGTGTCAAGGTCTACCATTTTTTCTTCAGTCATTTTTATCTCCTTAATAGATAGTTAATACATCTTTCGGATCTTTCAACTTTGCTAATATTTCATCGTCATTAAGAATACGTATTTCTCCGCCTTCAATTTTGACTCTGGAGCCAGCATATTTAGCAAACACTACCCAATCTCCTTTTTTACACCAAGGTCCATTGGGAAATTTATTTTTATCAGCGTAAGCATCAGAACCCATACTTAAAATTAAACCCACATTAGTAGTGAGTTGTTGTTCCTCGATAGCTTTATCAGTAAGTAACAAGCCACCTTTTGTTTTTTCTACACCTTTATAAGGTAATATAACCATTCTCCAACCTGTTGCCTGAGGAACTCTTTCCATAGCAGGTTTTTCATTCTCTTCTTTCTTTTTTTTATTAACGGCTTTTTTAAGCCCTTCTGGCAGTATTAAACTACTCATCTTTATTCATCCTTTCCATAATCTCTTTATAGTCTCGTTGAAACTTTTGCATTTCATGAAGTTTACCCAAACAATATTTATAATCTTCAAAAGAGTTAACATTCATCGAGGTTATCTCTTCCTCCAATGCTTGTATCTTATCTTTAATAAGCTTAG